CGCCCGCCGCGACCAGCGGGAACTCTTCGCCCGCCGCGACCAGCGGGAACTATTCGCCCGCCGCGACCAGCGGGGACTATTCGGTCGCCGCGACCAGTGGATACTCTTCGCACGCCGCGACCAGCGGGAGCTCTTCGCCCGCCGCGACCAGCGGGAGCTCTTCGCCCGCCGCGACCAGCGGATACTCTTCGCCCGCCGCGACTAGTGGGGACTATTCGGCCGCCGCGACCAGCGGGGACCATTCGCCCGCCGCGACCAGCGGGAGGGAATCAATTGCCGCCTCTATCGGAAGAGATGCGAGAGCCAAAGCCGCACTCGGGAACTGGATTGTTCTCGCAGAATACAAGCCTGATTCGAGCGAAGTTCTAACCGTGAAAACAGTGAAGGTGAACGGCAAGAAGATCAAGGCCGGCACATTCTACCGGCTGCAAAAAGGAAAGTTCGTTGCCTGTAAATGCTTCTGACACGCCAGACTTCATCTTGGCCGATTACATGGATAACTGTCTAATCGCCTAGAACAGTGCGGTGTGTGCTCGCGAGAAATGGTACGGTAGAAACTGTGGATCAGACAAAGCTATCCTCGATTCCGCCGCGAGTTGCACACCCAGTGCGCCGCCCCGTGAGGAGGAGGAAGTAAGTTATGAGTGAGCAGGTTCAAAGCGGCTTAGTGCATATCGGCGGAATGTTGTCGTTTCGTGCCCTCCAACGTTTCGCAGAAGATCGCGGCTACGACGAATGGTTTCACGTTTGGATGGAACCGCAGTGGCTGGCATGGATGATAGCACTGCTCAAGGAATGCTGGGATATTCCCGAGTTATTCCCGCATGGCAAATGGGCCACGATACAGCGTATGGAGGCGCTGCTTGCAGAGGCAGTAAGGGCAGAATTGCCTCTCGGATTACAGCGCAAAGAGTTTGCCGAGAGTACACCCAGTGCGCCGCCCCGTGAGGAGAAAGATAAATGAGCGATCCCAGCACACAGCCAGAAAAGAAAAGTCAGGTGTACGGTCGCTGCGATCTCTGGCGAAGAAACGCAGCCACCTACAGTAATCATTTGAATGAGCACCCGAAGTATAAAACGTGCGTCCACTGGAAACGTGAGAACACCAATGAATGAGGAGCAACGCAAATGAGCCATCCCGACACGCAGCCTAAATGTTGGCCGTGGTCGCATGATTGGAGAAAATGGCAGACTATCGAGCGTGGGGAGCTGCTGCACAGACACAGCACGGAACCAATAATCGTGGGCTGTTATGAAAATCAGCGCCGCGAATGCAAGAAATGCGGGAAATCTCAACTAAGGGAGATACGGGCATGAGCGATTCCAGCACACTACTTGAGCATCGCATCGCCCAGTTGGAACGTTCTTTGTTGCTGCTGATCCGCGTGATGCTCGGCCCCGTCGGCGGCGTGAATGAGCAGGGGAACGCCCCCAACGGCCAGAACGAAACTTTGGTTATGGGTGAAATTATGAATGTACCTCCCAGCGGGGATCACCGAGCGGTCGAAACGAGTGATGCAGGGCCAACCATCCAACAGCTCGCCGAGCAGCAAGGCGTCAAGCCGCTGACCGACCCAAGCGTTCTCCAGACGCAGGGCTTCGACATAGACGTGGAGGCAGACAGAGCAACGCCGAGCGGAGAGCAGTGCCTTTTGAGAGAGGAACTCTCCAATGTTCGAGAAGTCGCCAATAATCTTGCGGACAGGCTTGCCGCCCGCGACCGCGAACTCGAAGCGCTGCGCCAGCGCGTGAGAGAACTGGAAGCGGCTAGGAAGACTTAAAGCAGTTCCTGCGCGGCAATCTGGTGTGACAGCGCGGCGGAAAGATGAAAATCTTCACCCCCTCACCCCGTTGCACACCCAGTGCGCCGCCCCGTTCCAAGGAGGAGTGAGTGATCTATCCCGAGATTCTTTGGTGTCGAAGCAATCAACGCGCCGGCGTGGATGGCTGGAGCTTCCCGCGTGATGTGGAGCGAACGATTCTTCGGGAATGCGAGGGTTTGAGCTTTGTGCATCTTTTCGGGGGTAGAGCTAGTTTCGGTACTCGGCTTGATATTGATCCACTGACGCATCCGCATGTGATCGGAGATGCATGGCTTCCACCTTTTGCGCGGGATAGTTTCGATGTTGCTGTGCTCGATCCTCCCTACGTCGGGGAATATCGTGCCATGTCGAATGATCGTCTGCGCAGTCTGTTTCGTGCAGCCGCTTGGATCGCCAGGAAGCGGGTGATCTGGTTTCATACCTGCTGGGTTGAATCGCCGGCGCGATGTGTGCGCGGGAAAACTTGGCTTGTGAGAGTCGGCCGTCATTGCCAAGTTCGCTGTCTCCAGTTCTTCGAGGTTCCGCCGGCCGAAAGAAAACTCCCACCCGTGGCGCGATTCAATTCCGGTCCGGCGATGAAGTACAACCGATGGCTGAGTGAAAACGGCGTACTAAACTTTAACCCTTCTCCCCATTGCACACCCAGTGCGCCGCCCCGTTCCAGTCCTGACCATCCTTCGTGATTCGGTCGTCTCGCCACGCCGCTCCCATGCCTCGTCTGCGCTGGTGTTCGAAAGTGGCATTCAAGAGGGCCAACGGGCGATTGCAGAGCGAGCAGCGCCTTTCCTGGCGCTCCCACATCAGTTTTACGCGACGTTTGTATTCCAGCCATCCAGCCTTGCAATCCTCGCAAACTTCGCGACCGTCGGGATAAACCCGCACCGCCCCGTCGAGGATGAACTTGTAGCGGAGCGATGCGGGTTTTGGCCGTGGCTGCCAACTTAGGATAGGGCGGCGACGGAACATTAGAAGGGTAACTCCTGCATTTTTGTCTGCCCGGAGTCATACTCTTTGATGGCTTCCGAGATGGTGATCAGGATTTCTTCTTTAGACGAGGGCATTCCGACCGGTGGGGCAACGTTGCGCTCGAAGCCCTGCAGGATGCGGAGCCCGCGTTCGAGCTTTTCTATAGGTAATGCGTCTGCGGCTTCCTTTGACTTCACTCCGAAGATTAGGTCCGAGATCGCGATCCGTACCTGAACGTCATCCTTACCTCGGCCGCCGAAGAAGAGATCCATGCAGGCCTTGATTTCTCCGGCAATGGCTTCTTTTCGCTGGCGTGCCTGGTAGAACTCCGAGTTGCCGTCATCGTCGATCACGCTCGAAGAGTTTGCGGATGTGTCGAGGGTGACAAAGCCCATGGTTGCCTGGACTTCGTTGAAGTGTGGGCGGATCGATTCCCAGACTTGTCGGTAGCCGCCGGGTTTGTATCCGTCCTTGTCCGACCAGCGGAGAATCTTTCCGTTCAACTCCCAGGTGCGATCCTTCAAAACGTATCCGCAGTGCAGTATTCGACCCTCCCCGTCGATCACCTGACCCTTGCGGCGTGCTGGCTTGATCTCGCTTTTCATGCGGATGACGAGATGGGGTTCATAGCCGAAGCTCTGCGACCCTCCGGCTTTCATCTTTTCGCCGGTTTTGATTTTCAATAACTTGCCGTCGTCGTCGAGAATTTCATCGGTGACATCTCCAACCCGGCCGAGTGCCATGCAATGCAGTCGCGAGTTGAGAAAACGGTTTACCCACGCAGTCCACAGCGAATTGAGCTGGTTGCCCCAGTTGTTCCCGCATTCCTTACGGACGGTCGCGAGCAGTTCAATCCAGATTTTCTGCAGTTCGACCACGTAAGCGCACGCTCCAGCCTGTTCGGCGTCGCGTAAGTCTTCCATCATGGCTTTGTATGTGGGCACGGTGCGCTGCACCAGCTCGATTCCCTCGGGCGTGAAGATTCGACGCTTGGGGAATTGCCAGCCGAGCTCGGGATCGGTGACCCAGACGGGAGCCCCGTTGTGGTATTCCTTGGAGAGCGCGGCGGCGAGAAGCGCGGCGGAAGTGGTTTTGCCGGTTCCCTGCTCGCCGAAGAATGCGACCTTGATGGGCACGACCGGCTGTTTTTTGGTGAGGTTGTGAACGAATTGCGGACTCGGGAGCGAATTGATCAGTGCAGTTGCCACGGCTGCCTCCTTTAAGGCATTGAATTTGTTTAACTTGCTCGGTCTTCAATTACACCGTGACAATAGCTATTGTCACGGTGTGACAAGCCGACTGAGGCTATTCCTTCGCCGCACCAAAGGCAGATCGCAGTCTTAGCCACGGTGCACCTCCCGGAAGTGCGTCCGGCAGTACCCCATGCCGGTGTCAATGTCGCAAACGTCGGCTTGAGCCTGGCAGCGGTCGAAGCAGCACGAGCCGAGTATGCGCTCGACGTGCAGAATCTCGTGCTTCATGAGGTTGTTGAAAAGCTCTTGGAAAATCGGGTGGACGTGGGAATTCGAGAGCGGTACAGTTTGGTGAGCCACGGTGAAACCTCCTATTCAGGTTTTGCTCTGGTTAGGGCTGATCGGGTGTTGATGCATCCGGTCTGCCCGTCTTCGATTGTTATAATAAGCCGCTTAGAATAATTCTGTCAAGAACTTTAGTCGTTACTCTGTCAATCACTTACAAAGACGCTTAGCAAACACCCGAAAAGATGCGTTAAAATCGCCGCGTGGACGACGTAAAAGAGTATCTTGCGAAGATCGGCAGGCGTGGCGGGAAGGCTCGACTTGCAACGATGACGCCTAAACAGCGACAGCAGGCCGGACGCCGCGCCGCCCAGGCCCGCTGGGCCAAAGTGAAGCAGGAGAAAAAGGCGTGATTGAGTGATCCCCCTGAGCACTCCTGAGCAAAACAGCTCAGACCTCGATTCCCTTCCTGCTATCCTATCCTGTAAATGCTGAAATTCGGTACCATCACTCTCGCGGAACTGCTTCGGTCGAAGGGCTACGCCGATCAGATCCGGGAGTGCGGCCGCTGCGGAAACCCGGTGCTGCTGTTGAGCGCTGTTCCTCAGGACGAAAAAGGCCGCGTTCTCTGCACCGCCTGCCAGCAACTGCGCAACCATCCTCCACCCACGTCTCAGGGTCGTCCAGCAGCCTAGAGCATTAAACCCATCGTAACTTGCACGCCTCCTATCCTTCGCTCTACCTTCAGCCTTGATCTCTCCCCTCGCTCTGGCACCGGCGCGCCATGCGCTTCTGACCCCGCATCTCCGTAACTCCTCGTGTCTCTCGCTCGCTTACTTGCTCACTACGAATCGCCAGCTTCTAAGCACGAAACCCTCGTGCCCGTCGAAGTGTGCCGCGAGCTGGCGCGCCAACTGAAAGCCGAGAAAATCTCGCAGCGTCTTTATCGGATGCTGTCCCCAGAGTCCATATTTCCTGTTGAGGAGTTCCCCCAGAGTGCCGAGCCAGGCAAAGCGCCGAAACTCGGCTCTGGCGAGATCCCCGGCCTTCGTTTTCAGCATCCAAATCCGGCCAAATTGCGCCGGATCCGCTTCGCCGAGACGGTGAGCTTACTCGCGGAGTATCGGTGGGCCTGAACAGTAATCCCGACCTCAACGCCCGTTGCGAGCGCTTCCTCGCCGGTCGCCCACGTCCTCAACACCAGTACGCGAAGCGCACTGAAGCGGAATTGACCTCCGACGTAAACCGGCTCAGCGATCTCCTGGTCGAGCTTGTGCGGGAGCGGGACTGGCTCCTGGTGGAATCGGAGAGCCTGAAGAACTGGGTCCGCTTCTTGCGTTACGCCGTGATCACCGAAGGCTGCATTATCGGCTGGTTCGCCACCGAATTGTTTTCCCGGATCAAATGAAGAAGCTCGAAATCACGCTGCCCGACGAACTTTATTACGAGCTGCTCGCGGCTGCCGCACGCTCGACGTGTGCCCTGCCCGATGCTGATTTCATGGAGGCGCATAAGTTCGCTGAGGAATGCGTGGAATCGGTCCTGGCTGAACGGCGCCTGAAGCGGATGGAAGCTTGTGTGTAGGCTGGCTGTCGCGATGTCCGACTTTGTGATTCTCGGACATTTTTGAATGTTTGCAGCGAATTCAAAGCAGGTTTTCTGGCTGGAGATCGATCAGATTGCCAGACTTCTCGCTGCCGCGAAACAGCAGGATGAGATCCACTGGCTGGCCATGGCCGTAGCCTTCAACCATCATCTAAGAGCGAATGAAGTGGTAGCGATTACACCGAGTTGTATTGCCGACGGGAAATTGGTTATGAGGCGAAGCAAGCGGTCGAATCCGGTTGATGATGACCTTGTGATCCATCTGAACCCGCTCTTCGATGAGCGCGACTCACTGCTCCGGTTAGCCTTGAAAAACGCGCGATTTAATCAACCGCTTTTTCCGATTTGCACCCGTACTTTTCAGCGCTGGGTGAACCACGCCGGTAAGCTCGCAGGACTGCCGGCAATGCATTGCCATCCCCACATTTTAAAACACTCGTCGCTGAGGTTTCTTCGGCGCAATGGTGTGAATTTAGATGAGTTACAGCCGCGCAGTGGGCACAAAAGTCTGGATTCGCTGAAAGTGTACGAGGGATTTTCCGCAAATGAGGCTGCGCCTATTGTAAAGGCGGCGCTGGCTCAAATCCCGGCTACGCTCGGCCTTGAATTCTTGAATTAGTAACTGATTCCAAATGGGAGGCGCGCGCACTGGAGCTGGGCGGCACAAAAGGGATTGCGACTGCGAGAAGTGCAAATCCAAGTATGGGCATCGTCCGGTTGATGGTGATCTCGCTCGCCGAATTAAAGCCAAGATCCAAGCTGAGAAAAAATGGTTGCGTATTGTCGAAGTGGAAACCCAACTGATGGAAACCACGGGCAAAACGGCTCCGCTGCGCACCTCGCTGATCTACCTCGACAATCGTGATCTTGGGAACTGCGTGGACAACGTAAATCACATGCACGACAAACCCTTGGAAGTGAACGCCACGCTCACCTTAGGCGAAGGTATGCGGCTGGCAATGCAGAAAGCAGAGGAACGTGTCCGCAGTAGCAAATAGCCTTAGCTACGAGCAGGACTTGCGCGAGCGTCTTGCGGAATTTCGCTGGGACCCTCTCGGCGCCGTAATGTACGGCTTCCCCTGGGGCGAAGGCGAACTCGCGAATTCAAAAGGTCCGCGCATCTGGCAATGCGAAGAGTTGGATCGCTTAGGCGCCCATCTCCGAAACCCTGAGACGCGCCACACCACCTATCGCCGCTACATTGCTTCCGGCCACGGCCCTGGCAAAACCACTCTTTTAGCTTTTCTTGCCTGGTGGAACCAGTCCACCTACCTTGACGCGATGGCGCGCGTCACTGCGAACACCGACCGCCAACTGACCACCACTACCTCTCCTGAATTTCAGCGCTGGTTCCGTCTCGCTATCAATTCCCATTGGTTCCACATTCTTACTTCGTCGATCAAGGCGAACGACGATCGCCATGAGCAGACGTGGCGTGTCGATCTTGTGCCTTGGTCGATTGAAACGCCGCAGGCCTTTGCGGGCAAACACAATGCTGGCCGTCGCATGTTTTTTGGCTTCGAGGAAGCGAGCTCGATCCCGAGCGAAATCTTTAAAGTTGCGCGCGGCGCCCTCACTGACGCGGACACGGAAAAGATTCTCTTCGCGATCGGCAATCCCACTCTAAACACTGGCGAATTCTTCGAGCGCATCTTCGGCGCTATGCGCGAGGAAGGCACCTACCGCGTCATTGACTCGCGCGACGTGGAAGGCCACGACAAAAAAGAAATTGCCGACTGGCTGAAAGAGTGCGGCGGCGACGAAGATGCGGATTATTTTCGCGTGCGCGCCCGCGGTCTCTTCCCGAAAGGCGGGTCGGGTCAGTTCATTGATCTTGACACCATTTCCGAAGCGCAACACCGTCGAGTACTGCCGTTGCCGACTGATCCCCTGGTCGTGGGCGTCGATTTTGCCTGGGGCGGTGCGGATGACAATGTGATCCGCTTCCGCAAAGGGTCGGACGCTCGCTCCATTCCGCCGATCCGCGTCAAAGGTGAATTCACCCGCGACGCCGCGGTCATGGTGGGCAAACTGGCCGATGTACTCGGTCGCACCTACGACGGCGAAAAAGTCGCCATGATGTTTGTTGACGGCTCCGGAGTCGGCGGCAATGCCGGCGCCGTCGTCGCCGGGGTGCGCAACCTTGGCCATCAGAACATTCAGGAGGTGAATTTCGGTCACGACGCCATTGATTCGATCCACTACTGCTATCGGAGAGACGAGATGTGGGGTCGCATGAAAGCCTGGCTTCGAGAGTCAGGTGCGATCGACTCCGATCCCGGCCTGGCGGCCGATCTCGCTAAGCCAATGCTCGTCGGCGACGGCCAGCGCGTGAAACTGGAATCGAAAGACGTGATGAAGAAACGCTTGTCCAAACTGGGCGCCGATTCTTCCTCGCCCGACGATGCCGACGCGCTGGCCCTTACCTTTGCGTTGCCGGTCGGCTACATGAAGCCGATTTCGGTCGAGCCGCCGCGCCTCAGCGCGATGGAGCGCGCCGGGGATGGGAGCTGGATGTTGTGAAGCGTGTTGAAGTTGAGAAGCAGCAGGTCATCATGCCGATCGATGCTTTCTACTTCGCCATCCACACCATGATCGACCGGGCGAATGCGCCCTTCCGTTTCGATCTGCCTCGGGATCCCGTAATCTACGGTGTCGCGCTGCTTCCTTTCCGCGTTTACAAAAAAATGGAGGAATTCCAAAATGTCAAAGATTGTAGCTGCTGAAAGTTCCGCTTCGCGGAAAGCTAGCGCGAAGAAAACTCTCGACCACATTGAGCTTCACCCGAAGATGGGTGGTGGCCATATCGTGAAGCACGTCTATTCCAGCTTCGAACATGACCCGCTAGAAGTGCATTTCGATGAAGACGGCAAGCGGGAAGGCAAAGGCGGCGGCGAGCACATTCTCCGCCACCTCGAAAAGCACGCGGGCCTGCGCGGCCTTGAAAAGTATGACGAGCACGACGAATCCGAAAGCGAAGACGAAATCAAAGACTAAGGAGCCACAAGAATGTCCACTCGCACCGCAATTGGCAAGGGGCTCGCCAAGCCCCACAAATCCGAGCCGCCGAAGAAAGCCTCCGGTAGCTCGCTCGCGAACGCCCGCACCATCAACACCGAGCAATCGGGCAAAGGAATGCGCAGTTCCGGCGGAGTCGCGCATACCTACTTCGGCAATTCCCGTTCCGCCGTCCACCCGAACTTTGACAAGCATCCTCACGACTGATGCCCGCGTTTCTCGAAGCGAAATTGAAGCGCGAGTACGGGGCCGATTCGAAAGACCCGTATAAGGTGATGAATAAGCTGGGCGTGATGCGCGGCTCGAAAGAAACTGCCAAGGGCCGAAGCTGGGATAAAAAGCACGCTACAAAGATGCGCAAGCTGAGCGAGCTAGCCTGATGCCGCTTACCCGTGAACAGATCAAGCACTCTCCCGTATCCGCTGAAGTTTGGAACCCCCAGCGGACGCAGGCGGGCGGACTGTGGTTTGACCCCTTACAGATCCGCCCGCTTGGCGATCACATTCTGCTCGTGCTCGACGAGGAAACGCCGATCAGCGAAATCATTACAACGCCTGACGTTGCGCGCAACCGCGAGATCGGCACACGTACCGGTACCGTGATCCGAGTTGGACCGGGGAAGTGGAAAGAAAAGCCAGGTCAAAGCTGGGAGATCACGCGTGAGCGCTTCTATCCGACGACACTCAAGCCCGGCGATCGTGTGGTGATCGGCCACTATTCCGATTGGGAATCGTGGGCTGCGGACTACGAAGGGCGCGGGGCGAATATCGTGCTCTGTCAGGAAGCGGATGTGAGGCTGGTGATTGAAAGTCCGGTGAATCATGGCGATCTTAACTGAGGCGGAGAAGAAGCGCGTTCCGAAATCCCACCTCGGCGTTCCATCGAAAAGAGGCACCGGCTCTTACCCTATGCCGGATAAAGAGCACGCGAAAGCCGCAGTGGGTCTCGCAGCGATGCATGGTCACAAAGCGCTGGCCTCGAAGCTGCGCAAAAAAGGAAAAGCGCTCGGGCTGTTAAAGGGCGGAAGGAAACTCAGCGATCTCGCGTGAGTTTGGACGGCAATGGATGTAACTCATTTGGCCCGGAAAAACCGCAGCGAATGCATTTGCCATCAACCAAAGAAGTCATTTGATGTTCGTATGTGATTTTGAACCTCACCCCCGATGAATCAACCAGATCGTAAGAAACAGCGCACGGGTGGATCTCGAAATCGTCTTTACCCTCAGCTTCAGTCATGCCCATAGTTTTATCTTCTAAATCGAAGAAGCGCAACAAGAAACTCGAAGTCGACGAAGAGCTGATCTCGAAGTCATTGAAGCGCTTCAAGATCACGGCCGAAAGCGAATCGGAGTCGCGCCGTCAGGCGCTTGAAGATTTACGCTTCTCGATCGGCACTGGCCAGTGGGATGAAGCAGTCAAAACGAACCGCGAAATTGAAGGCAAACCGTGTCTCACGATTAACCGCGCGCCTGCTTTCCTTCGTCAATACACCGGCGAAGAGCGCCAGCACCGCCCCGCCATGCTCGTATCCCCGGTGGGCAATGGCGCGGATGTCGATACGGCCAAAATCCACCAGGGGGTTCTTCGTCATATCGAAGTCGTGAGCACCGCGGATGTCACCTATGACAATTCTTACGACATGGGAATGCGGATCGGCTGGTGTCCGTGGCGCGTCAAGGTCGATTACGTCAACGAAATGAGTTTTGACCAGGAGCCGCGCATCGAGCCGATCGAGAATCCTTTCGCTGTTTACCTTTCGCCGGTTCGCCGCGCCGATGGTACCGATCCCCTCTGGGGTCACGTCGTCACCGACTACTCGAAAGACGAATATGAAGCCGAATTTGGCGCCGACCTCGAAAAACAAGGCGTGAAACTCCACTTCCCGACCAGTCAAGGCAATGCCGAGCCCGACTGGGTAACGAAAGACGGAGCCCGCGTTGCCGAGTACTGGTGGGTGGAACTGGAGCCTGCAATCCTTTGCCAGTTCGAGGATGGGCACACGGAATTGAAGAAGGAAATCGCTGAAGAAGATAAGCCTTTCATTGTCAGGGAGCGCGATACCGTGACCCGGAAAGTTTGTTGCGTGATCCACGATGCGATGCGCGTGTTGAAGCGTTATGACTATCTCGGGAAGTACCTGCCCTTCCCGGAATTCAATGGCGTGCGCTTAAACGTAAACGGCAAAATCTACCGCGCCGGCATGGTGCGGGACTATCGCGATGCCCAGAGAATTTACGACTTCATGGTGACGCGAGCGGTCGAGCAAGTGGATATGGTATCAAAAGACCCGCTCTGGGTTCCGGATGCCAACGCCCAGTGGGGCGAGGATTACCGCCAACTCAACCGCAAAAACTTTTCCCATCTCTATTACAAGGCCTACGACGAACAGGGGAAGCAACTCCCACAACCCGCGCGCGCCGGCCGCGAAGCCCCGATTCAGGCGATGGCCGAGATCATCAAGCAGGCCGACTATGACATGAAAGCCGTGATCGGTATCTATGGCCCATCGCTCGGCGAGGAGTCGGGCAACGCGCAAGAGTCAGGCTTCGCGATTATGAGCCGCCAGCAGCAGTCGGATACTGGCGCCGTGGCGTGGCATGACAATTTGAATCGGGCAATCACGTGGCAGGGCCGGATTTTACTCGACCTCTGGCCGAAATTGATTCCGGAAGCGCGGGTGCAGCGCATCATCAATCCGGATGACAGCGTGAAGCACGCGGTAGTGTTCAACTCGCAAAACTCCGACCCGCAGGAAGCGATCGCACAACTGAACGCCGCGATGGGCCTCAAAAAAGCCTATGACGTGGGGGTTGGAAATTACGATATCACGCTCTCCACCGGTCCGATGTACAAAGCGGCGCGCCAGGAAGCCTTCCGCGCCATGACCGCCGTGATCTCGGAAAACCCGGAGATGCTTCCGATGCTCGGCGACATTTGGGCGAAGAACGCTGATTTCCCTGATGCCGATGTACTTGCGGCGCGCTTTAAGAAAATGCTTCCCCCGCAGCTGCAAGACGAAAGTGCCGATGATGCGCAATCGAAACTGCTTGCTATGCAATCCCAGCTTGCTGCCCTCAGTCAACAGCACGATCTGATGGTGCAGGAGCTGAACCGCGCTTCAGACACCATTCGTACCAAGCGTCTCGACCTCGAATCGCGAGAGCGCATCGCCCTCTGGAACAACTGGACGCAGCTCATGATGCAGCGCCTGAAATCCCACGATGCCGCTGCGCAATCTCTGATGGACGCGCAGCTTGAGGCCATTCAGCAACGCATGGTGGGACTGCATGAAAGCATGAGCATCGACCAAGAAGCGGGAGACGCCCCAAACACGCCCGAGTTGCCCGGTGAAGTCGAGCCCAAAGTTCAACCGGTTACACCCGCTGCGCCCACGCCCCGACCTCAACCTGTAGGAGTCACGCAATGAAATTCTTTCGACTATTCACCATTCTTTGCTGTTTGACGGCCGCCGCCTTGGCACAGAACGTCCTGCCGAATCTTAGTTACAGCGGCTATCTGAACGCCCCTTGTACGAACGCGAATACCGCCTGTTCGGGAGCCATTTTCGTGACGGGCATGGGTTCCACTGGTCAATCGACTTCGTACGGTTTCGGTTCTGCTCTCGACGTGCCGGTGGCAAACTATGCTGCTGCGACCATTACGGTGTCGGGCACTTACGCCGGAGCGACCATCAACTTCGAATTCTCCGATCCCACTGGCGGCACCAACTACTTTCAGGAAGTTTGTGCGCGCACCGACATCAACCTGTTAGAAATTTCGGAAATTCTTCCTTCGAACCAGGTCCGCGCCTGGAACTGTCCGGTGTGGGCGGCAACCCGGTTTCGGGTGCGGCTGAGCGCTTACAGCTCGGGCGCTGTCAATGTCAACGTCACGTTGACTCAGGCTTCGATCGATCCCTCGCTGGTCGTAGCTGCCTCGATCACTAACATCGCCGGCGCTTCCGATCCTTGTCAAGATGTGAGCGCGTTGAAAGTGAGCGCCGTAGTTAATATCTCGACTGCAACGACGACACAGATTGTCCCCGTGAGTGGCAGCACCATAGTTTACGTGTGCGGGTACTCGCTGCAGACAGTTTCCGGCACCACTCCCACGCTCTACTTTGAATACGGCACCGGTGGAAGTTGCACGGGCACGACTGCGCTCACCGGTACTTTTACCGGAGCGGCCCTCCAGACTTTTACTTATGGGCCGGGGGAAACGATCATGAAAACTCCGGCGAGCAACGGCCTTTGCATTGTGTCCGCCGGCACGACGCCGAATATCCAAGGCATCGTGACCTATGTACAGCAGTAGCACTAACTCAGACGATCCACAAACCCTTACCCACAGGAGGAAGTGATGACGCCATCGGGAATTATCATGCAGTCCAGTTCGCTTGGAGCAACAAAAGAAGCCATCGAAGCCGTGCTCGAAAAGAACGGCTACGAGACTGAGAAACCCGCGC